GACGTTCACCAGAGCATTGCCGAAAAATCTCCTGGAGATATCCCAGATTGTGGCAAATCTGTGGGGAAAGGTAAGCCGTAAGACCTTGCTTTCCCAGGTCCCGTTTGTGGATGATGTGGATGAGGAACTGAAAGCCCTGGAAACAGAGGAAGAAGAGAATCTGAAGCGGCAGCAGGAGGTCTTTGGACTACAGGACAATACGCCACCGGAGCAGGATTCCGATGATAAGGAAAAAGTAGATGAGTAGGAAATACTGGGAGCAGAGATCTGCCTGGGATATGTATCAGTTTATGGAGGATGCAGAAGAGACAGCAGATCTCATTGCCAGAGTATACCGGAAAGCCTCTCTCCAGCTGGAATATGCCGCAAGAGATATCTTTGAGAAGTTCATGACAAAATATGGTCTGTCAGAAACAGAAGCCTGGCAGATCATAAATTCCATCCAGGATAAAAACTCCATTGATCAGCTGAAACAGGAACTCCAGAACAGGAAAAGGGACAGTGAGATCCTGAAACAGTTGGAAGCTCCGGCGTACCGTGCAAGACTGGAACGCTTGCAGGAGCTTATGACACAGATAGATGCAGTGATGCAGCAGGTGTATCAGCAGGAGAAACAGTTCGATACCAAACTTCTGGAGCAGCTTGGAGAAAAAGCGTATTATCATTCCATCTACAATATGCAGAAAGAAACTGGCCTGGCATTCAGTTTTTCTCATGTAAGCAGGAAGCAGATCGACCAGGCTCTGCAGATGAAATGGTCCGGAAAACATTTTTCAGACCGTATCTGGCAGAACACACAGCAGCTTGTAGATTCCTTGAAGGATGAATTGCTGATCAGCCTCCTTACCGGCCGGACAGACCGGGAAACAGCGGAATCCATCCGGGCCCAGTGCGGAGGTGGAGCAAAGCAGGCCAGGCGATTGGTAAGAACAGAATCCTGTTACATGGCAGGAGAATTGACTGCACAGAGTTATATTGACTGCGGGATCAAGAATTATCGCTATGTGGCTGTGTTGGATCTTCGTACCAGTAAGATCTGCCGAGAGTTGGATGGAAAGGTTTTTCCAGTGAAAGACCGGAAAGCCGGAGTGAACTATCCGCCCATGCATCCATATTGCCGTTCTACAACGATTTCTGTCATAGATGATAAAATCCTCAGAAACATGAAAAGAAGCGCCTACAACCCGGAAACAGGGCGTACAGAGATGGTTCCTGCGGATATGACCTACGAACAGTGGTATGAGAAATACGTCAAAGGAAATCCAAAAGCAGAAGCCCAGGAAAAAGCAGTCAAGAACGCTGCATCAGACAGGAAACAGTATGATCAGTATCGGGAACTACTTAAAAAAGACATGCCAAAATATTTTGCAGACTTCCAGGAAATGAAGTATAATGATCCTGAGAAGTGGGAATTGCTCAGGACTTATGCTCGTTCGGTGAAGAACGGAATGATATCTCCACTGTCCGGTTTTAAGAATTATCAGAAGATCTATGATGAAATCAATGAAAAAGTTGTTGGAGTCAAAACTTCTGAGGGAACCGAAGTAACCAGACAGAGCAAACACTTCATGGAGAGAGTGATCGGAACCATGAAAGATCCTAAAACTGGACGACCACGATCGGGAGTATCGGTGGAAGGAATAAAGGATGCGCTGGAGAAACCGGCGAAGGTATTTCCTGTGAGAACGGATCCTGGTGGAGAAAAAAGTCAGAAATATATGGGCAGAAACGGAACAGTTTCAGTAGATCCAGATACGGGAGTTCTGATTCAATGTAATCCAACAGATTCAGATTATGTGAGGAGAATAAGAAATGGAAATGCGAAGATTTGAACTGACGAATGAACAAATTGAATTTCTTAAAGAAATGTATCCTGACAATGAACTTGTTCAGAGAGTACTGAGTCATGAAAACAATGGAGTATTTGAAGTAGATGTGGATACCAAAATTGATTTTATGGAGTACATGGAAGATGAGTCGGTATATTGGATGAATCCACATCATGAGCCATCAGCAAAAACATATATGCTCGAATCAATAAGGGATGATATTTATTATCAGACCAACTGATACCACCAGTCAGAAATGGCCGGTGGTATTTTTATAATTTTTTCTTGACTTTTTGTGGCTCAAAAAATATAATATATTTGTGCTACAAAAAGTGAGGTGAAGAAATGAGTCCACGCACAGGAAGGCCAACTTCTAAGAATCCTAAAAACGTAGAGATTAAAGCTCGTATTAATGAAGAAACGGCACGTAGATTATTAGCATATTGCGAAAAACTAGGAAAAACACGTACAGAAGTAATACGAGAGGGAATTGAACGGATTTTACAAGATGAGGCAGAAGAAAAGAAATAAGAGCGTTACCGCCCTGAGAAAGTGATAAACGCTCTTACCTTTGTGAGGAAAATCCTCTGAAAATATTATAGCATTCAAAGGTTTTTCTCGCAATCAAAAATTGAAAGTGAGGAAGGAAAAATGCAAATACCAAATGTGCTAGAGGTAAAGGGGATCAGAGTTTTAACTACGAAACAGATTGCTGAATTATATGGAGCTGACTTGAATACGGTACGTCACAATTTTCGTTATAACAAAGATAAATATATTCTTGGAAAACATTATATTGAAGTGTATGGAGAAGAATTAAGGAGGTTAAAAACGAGTGGAGAATTTATCCCCTCCCTTAAATATGCGAAATCAGCATATCTCTGGACAGAAAAAGGGGCTCTGCTCCATGCAAAATCCCTTAATACAGACAAAGCATGGCAGGTATATGATTACCTGGTAGACTTCTATTTCAGAGCCAAAGAGAAAGAACCAGAGCTTCCGCCAAAGAAAGAGATAGTCCCTACACAGACCAAAACAGAACCACTCAAAAAGAAAATTACAATTCCATGTATGGAAGAACCGGTATTTGTGTTCAAGAATCTGCTGGCATTAGCGGAAGAACAGGGGATTTCGTTGAAAGTAAAAGATACTTCAGGTTGCACAAGTATCTTGAAAGGGAATCGCATAGCCGTCAGAAAGCATCAGCTGTTTGAAAAAGTAGTATATGAAACAGCATATGAACTGGCACATTATTTCATCCACTACAATCAAGGGGACTTGATAAACAATCCGTTGGCAAAAGATTATAATGATCAGGCAGAGCGGGCAGCTTTTATGATGATTCGGATGTTAGATATTAAAGCAAAACAGAAATATTGATTTAAGAGAGAGCTTGGAAACAGGCTCTCTTTTAATATGCAAGAATTGCGCCGGCGCAACGGAGGGGAGGTGAAGAGAATGAAAGTGAAATGCATCAAAAGATACAGCGACATCTGCTTAAAAGAAGTAGTTGAGAAGGGAACTGTTCTGGAAGTAACAGAAAACAGAGGGGCACATCTGATCAGCGAGGGTGTTGCTGAGGCAGTGAGAGAAGCAAAGGCAGCGGCCAAAGGGAAGGAGTAGGTGATCCAATTATCTCCCGATGAGACGCAGGGTGAAGCGTCTTATTTTTTATGCCTTTTTCCGCCAGGCGTTAAAGAAGCGGATTCCACAAACTGAATGGCCCGGGCGTGAGAACGAATAGGCTGGGCAGAAAGGAAAAGATATGAGAAACAGAGTATTCAAAGCAATGTGTAAAGTTCCAATGAACCTGCAGTTATTCGCAGAAAGCGGAGACGGTGCTGGGGACAGTGAGGGCAACGGCGGCGGATCTGGCGAAGGTACAGGCGGTGAGGGTGGAGATAATCCTCCATCTTTTGATGACTTCCTGAAAACAGGCAGTAATCAGGCAGAATTTGACAGACGTGTCCAGAAGGCAGTCAATACGGCAGTGACAAACGCACAGGAGAAGTGGCAGGCACTGACGGATGATAAGCTTTCCGAGGCTGATAAGCTGGCCAAGATGACCAAGGAAGAAAAAGCACAGTACATGCAGAAGAAAAAAGAAAAGGAACTTTCCGACAGAGAGGCAGCAGTAACCAGAAGTGAGCTCATGGCAGAAGCAAAGAACAACCTGTCAGACGAAGGACTTCCGGTGGAGCTTGCAGAAGTACTGAATTATACAGATGCAGATGCCTGCAAGAAATCCATGGAAACCGTCAAAAAAGCGTTCCAGACTGCAGTTGAGAAAGCAGTCGATGAGAAGCTGAAAGGCGGCAAGCCTCCGAAAAAAGCACCAGAAACAAACACACAGGAAGCCCTTGAAAAGCAGGTATACAATGCAATGATGGGTATTTTTTAAAGGAGAGTGAATAAACAATGGCAATCAATACTTTAGCAACAGCAACCTTATTTATGACACAGCTTGATAAGATCGCTGTTCAGGAAGCAACCACCGGCTGGATGGATGCCAATGCCGGTCAGGTGATCTATAACGGTGGATCTGAAGTAAAGATCCCGAAAATGAGCGTTCAGGGAATGGGCGACTATGACCGTGAGGCTGGATACCAGCGCGGATCCGTTACCCTGGAGTACGAGACCAGAAAAATGACACAGGACCGTGGCCGTCTCTTCCAGCTGGATCCGATGGATATCAACGAGGCAAACTTTATCCCGACTGCTGGTGCAGTTATGGGAGAGTTCCAGAGGACACAGGTAGTTCCGGAGATCGATGCGTACCGTATCAGCAAGCTGGCTACAGAAACACTCACTGCAGATAAAGCAGGAATGATCGGAGAATCTTATGTACCGGGAACTGCTTCTACATCTGCTCTGCGTAAGCTGAAAGAAGGGATCAAAGCGGTAAGAGAAAACTATAACGGAGCTCTTATCTGCCAGGCAACACCGGACTTTATTATGGAGCTGGAACTGGAACTTGCGGGCAAGATCATTGCAGTGACCTTCTCTAAAGGCGGAATTCAGACACAGGTTCCTTCTGTAGATGGTGTACCGCTGGTTTCCACACCTTCCAACCGTATGTACACAGCTATCAAGATCAATAACGGTAAAGATAGTGGCCAGGAAAAAGGCGGATATGAAAAAGGAACATCTGCAAAGAACCTGAACTTCTTCATCTGCCCTGTAACCACGCCGATCGCTGTCACAAAACAGGATATCATGCGTATCTTCGACCCGACAACAAACCAGAAATTGAACGCATGGCAGATGGATTACCGCCGTTTCCATGATATGTGGATTCTGGATAATAAACTGGATTCCATCTATCTGAGCATCCAGGAGGCGAAAGTATGAGGCTGATCCGTAAAAATGTAGAAAGAGAAGCGGAAGGATCTGCAGCAGAAAAGCTGATCAGTGATGGCTTCACACCGATGAAAGAGGCCACACCAGACACAGTACCGGAAGAGAAAGCCGGCAAGAATATTGAAGATATGACAGTCGAGGAGCTGAAAGCTCTTGCAAAGGAGAAAGGCCTGACTGGTGTATCTTCCCTTGCCAAGGCAGATCTGCTTGCTATTTTGAAAGGATGATCCTGTGGCGAAAAGTAAAGACATAGAAAGAGTTCAGACCTTGACAGGAGAAAAAGATGAGGATCTCATAGAGATTCTTCTTGATGATGCAGAAGCTTTCGTACTGTCTTACACAAACCGGACACGATTAAAAACTGGACTTGAAAAAGCAGTCAGGGATCTTGCCGTGATCGCTTTGAACCGGATGGGAACGGAGGGGGAAAAGTCCAGAAGTGAGGGCGGAGAGAGTTACACTTTTGATGATGCGCCGAAGCAGATCTATGACACACTGAACCGGTATCGCCTGGCCAGAGTGGGAGGTAAGACTTATGAGGCTGAGAAGAAACAGGCTTGAGGAATTTTTCCATAAGAAAATGACGGTAAAGAAAGACAAGGAAGGCAGTACCAGTGAAGAATATGGTGCTGCCTCTTCTGTTACCGGAGAAAGCTGGCCGGCATCCGGAAAAGTACAGGCTGAGCAGTACGGCCAGAGACTGAATTATATCCGGAATATCCGGATACAGGGAAGCTATAAGATCCAGACGGATGAAAAAGGCCGGCTGCATTATATCCTGGAAGATGGAACGGATATAGAGGAACGGGACGGGATTTGTCTATATGTGGCAGCAGATCAGCTTCCAGACTATCGGATCATATCCATCAAACCATATCGTTTCCTTACCATGGAGGTGGAAAAGATATGAGTGTAAATGGATTTGATGAAGTGGAGAAAGTTTTGCAAGAGGTGTCCGAGTTGGACACCCGGCAGGCAGTTGGAGAAGCAATCCAGTTTGTACGATCAGCAGCAGTTGAGAATTGCCATGCAGATACCGGAGAACTCCGGCAGAGCATTTTTGCCGAAACCGCAGAGGAAGAAAACACTGTCACAGGGATCTGCTGGACAGACAAAGCTTATGCTCCATACATAGAGTTAGGAACAGGACCGAAAGGCCAGGAGAAACATGCCGGCATCTCTCCGGAAGTAACTCCGGTCTATACTCAACAGCCATGGTGGATCCATGAAAGCCAGATAGACAGAAGAGTGGCTGAAAAGTACCGTTGGCCATATATAGACACGCCGGATGGAAGATTCTATAGATGCAGCGGAAATCCGGCCTATCCGTTCCTGT